TCGCGGTTTAGCTTATTCGCCTCATTCGCCGAATTTGTCGCTGCATCCGTTGCCTTGTTTTGCGCGTCAACAGCATTACCTGCTGCGTCATAACTTAGAACCGCCCCTACCGCTGTTGCGGCTGCTACCCATCCTGCTGGCATACTTAATTCTCCTCGACCAGCGTGTGGTCAATCTTCTCTGGATCTGATTCATCACTTGCGTGAATGCAGAACCACGTCACATCCGTAATGGCCACAACAGAATGCTGCAGGCCCTTGGTTATTGTTAGAACGACAGGACCAGTCACACGCCGATCCTCGCCGCCCTCTACTCTCACAATTGCTTCGCCCTTGGCGAGAATCGACTTGTGCGTGAACGTGTGCTTGTGATTGAAGAGCTCCTTGCCTGCTGGCAGGTGAATCTCTTTCATGTACACGCCATCGCTCTCGGGCATGTGGTGGTGCAAGCCCACGCCATGCTCGTCAAAGTCGACGTTAAATTTGGTCACCATGCCGGACCTTTGGAATGACGGATGCAGATGATCATCGAAATGCGCTCATCATTGCTGTCATTCACCACCCAGTGCGGACGGTCGTTACGGAACCAGCTGACATCGCCGTTTCGTGTGTGCAGTGGGCCTTCTTCAAAACCGAAGTAGGAGCCCTCTGGCGTGTTCACAGCGACGTGATATTTGTCGTAGTAGCCTGCGTGCCAGCCTGGATCAATGTGCGGCGCGATGCGGCCACCAGGTGGCAGCTTGGTGATCAAGATGCCACCAAGGCGCTCGCCTTCAACGAGAGCCATCAGGCCAAAGATGATCGGGCGCGCTTCGGGCAGGCACTTGGCTTCTGGGTACCAGACACTGTCGTGCTCGTCGTTGAATTTCGTGAAGTCGTTAGCAGCCACGAATGGGCGGCGGTCGTTGTGGCGCAGCCAAATATCCGTGACGTCACCGTGCGGCCCGTTCTCGGCATACTTGCGTTCGTTGTAGCGCCCAAACAGCTCAGGCTGACGCTGCAAAGCGAGCCGCAGTTGCAGCACGTTTACACCCTCAGCAATCTTCATGAAATTCTGCATAGGCACCTGGTCGAATTTGGTGCCTGATTTTAGCAGAAAGTCAACTATTTGTTGACAACTATTTGTTGCTCTGCTATACGCGTGTGCGTGCTGAAAGGCTTTTCATTGAAGGCTCAACGAAAGCTTATTGAGGCTTCGTTGGCCAAGTAATGTTGAATGGGTCAGTTTGGCTTGTGACGTTGCGTAAAGCTTGGCGATATGCCGCCCACTCCAGTCGCTTGGGCTCAGTCAACGGCGCATCGGTAAGTGACGTCCAGTCGCATGATGCAAGCGTCAAGTTGCGGATCTCCCTCACCTCTCCCCATCTTATTTTGGCACTGACAGCAGGCTCAATTGACACGAGCTCGTCGTTTACTAGACGTGCATTCCTCAGAGGAATTTGAAGAACAGAATCAACATAAGAGTCGGCGCCAATACGTGCGCAAAGCTCGTCAATGATGGACAGGTCATCAAGCGTGACAACTGAAATGCAGATGCCGAGCTTGTCAAAAAAGTAGATGTTTTTCATCGGTAGCTTTTAAAAATTGCGACCTGTCCAAAGTGCGCCGCTGTCGCCGTGGAGATGTGAAATTTTAGCCACGCCTTGTTCCACCCGGCATAACACCACCTCGCGTACATCAAGCTTGGAATACTGGGCGCAGCACTGCTGTACCAAGTTCCTGTTCCGCCATTAAAATATATGGGCGTTGTCGTGGCATAGTCGGAGATGCTGATGTAGTAACTCAAGTCACCGCCTGAGCCGCTTTGATTCCATTGCCCAACACCAATCACAGCAACATAACCGTCGTGGTGCATATAGAAGGGAAATGACTGCCAAGTGTCATCAGCCATATAGTTGGACTGCTGCTCAAATGATGTTGCCGACGCGGAGACGATCATGTCTGCGTTGATTGTGCCGACCGCAATCCTGGCTGCATTGATGTAGCCCGCAGTAATCTTGTCTGCGCTGAGGTCGCTGATCTTTGCATCTGTGATAGATGCATCAGCAATTTTCGCAGTGGTGATGGCTACATCTTGGATCTTTGCGCTAGAAATAGCAGCATCAGCTATTTTGGCTGTCGTAATGCTGGCGAAGCCAATACGAGCTACATTGATCGTTCCAGTCTGAATGACGGCAGCATCAATGTTGGCAATCTTGGCGTCAATTGAACCCACCTCAATTCGGTCGGCACTGATGTGGCCAGCCGTGATGTAGGCGGCGTCAATGAATGCCACGTCCTGGTGATCAATCAAGCCAGAAGTTGGGGCAATGCCGTTGGTCGTGTTGTAGGGGCCGAAGACGTTGGCCACGGACACAAAGCGCACCCAGTAGTAGTACGTGGTCCCGTCATGCCCAAGGTCGTCGATGTAGTACTTCATGCTTGAAGTACCCAGCAGAACCGCATCACCAATTGCGTTGGTCACGCCTCGCCAGATTTCGGCGTAGGAGTGGTTTGGGTAGGCTGGCTGATCCCACTTCAGCTTGACCAGGGTCGTGCCTGATGTGACTGTGACACCGGTAGGCTGGGCTGGGATGTTCATGTCCGCAGCTGGGTTGTAGCCGTTTGTGATGCCTGGCACTTCAATCTGCGGCAGCGTGGAGATGTTCTGTTGCCCTGCTGCGGATGCCTGAGCGATGCCTGAGTCAATCAGGTCTCTAAAGGTGACGTTCTGGTCAAGCGGGTCACCAATGACACCCTCGCGGACGTCGATGATCCCCTTGACCGCCTTGGCCACATCAAGCAGGTTCTCTGCCCGAGGCAGAGGAATTGACGGTACTTTGGTTTTACTCATGGCAGTTGCTTCAGTTCGTCCATGCTAGAGGCGATGCGCACGCGCGTGATCTCTGCACTGCTGTACAGGTCAACAGTCCAGTCGCGAGCCTTAAATCCGCCACTCAGGCGTACAGGCTGGTCGTCAGTGATGGTGATCTGATCGGTCTGTTCGCCATCGGCATACAGGGTCAGCAGCACGGGGTACGCCTTGGCGTTAACCGCAGCCCACGCCAGGTTGAGCGGGACGGCCATGCGATAGGTCTTGCTGGTCCACTGCGCGTTGAGTGCGCTGCCGCGGTTGAAGCGCTCAATGTTGGTGCCGTGCGCCAAGTACAGCGTGTCAGTGCGGTTGTCAGCGTAGGCGGCTGTGACGGCTGTGTTGTAGTTGAGGTCGCTCTCGGTCCAGAATGGGCCGGCGCCGCTGAAGTCCAAAATCAAGATGCCGCGAGTTCCATCTGTGCGAGTGAAGAACGCGTGGTAGCGGCCTTCGTAGATGTACGCCTTGAATGAGCTCGGGTTGTAAGCCTGCCACTGTGCGCGTGTGGCGTACTTGGTTGTGATGACACTCATGCCACCAGCGCCAATGCTCACCAAACCGTCGGGAGAGGCGTACAGCACGCCATCGCCGGTGTCGACGATAGAAGTCTTGGACACGCATGATTGAGGCAGCTGCAGGCGCCCTGGCGTCATTGCCTGTGGGTCAACGCCGACCAGTGCGATTGGGAATGAGTTTGTCAGGGCGACAACCGTTTGACCGAAGACACCCAAGCCGACAATGTTGAATTCAGTTGGGTATTTGTGCGGCCAGGCGTGAGGCAGATTTGGCTCAGAGAAGTAGACCGTGTTGCCCACAAAGCCGACGCATGCGCCGCTGTCCATCATCTTCAGGCCCTTTAGACCGTCTGGCGGTGCAACCCACAGGTCGCTCGGCAAAATCTCACCGAGGTTTGCTTGCGTGATTGTGTCGTCATAGGTCGTGGTCGCGATGGGCAGCTCAACAACGAACTGAAACTGCGCTGCAGAGCCAACGGTGGATGAGCGGTACAGGCGGCGGTGCGTGATGTTGTAGTTTCCGGTAGGCGCTGGCGACAGGTTTGTCACGTGCACAACTTGAGCCGGGTCAATGCCGACTGGCGTGGCCGCAGCGGACGGTGGGCCTTCTTCGCCGTATGCGCTGACAAATGTCTCGACCAGTGTGCGCGTCTCCGTGGTAGCTGCCACAGTTGGAGTTGAGCCAGACAGCACTGGCGTATTGGCTGGAGCTGGAATGCCAAGGTCATAGCTGGCACCTGGGTAGCTTGAGCCGGTCAGGAATACAGAGCTTGGTGCGTATTTGGGTTTTACGCCGCCTGACCAGTAAACGCGTGCCCATTGATCATTTGGCAGCGGCGAGTTGATGACGTCTGTGTCATTCAGGAACTCAAGCCAGTACTCAGTCTCAACGCTGGACGTGCCGAATCGCCAGATTGTCTGTGGCGCTGTCTTGGTCAGGGCTTTGAGAGTGGTCGTGCCAAGTAATGGCGCGAGCGTGCCAGAAAGCAGCTGGACGTTGCGTGCCATGACCGCTTTGTTGGCGGCCAGCAGTATCGGGTCTACGACGGGCTGCATGCCGTCGAAGGCATTGATGTCAATTGATGCCATGGGCTACTTTCTCTTTTCTGTCTTTTCGTGGCCGCAACGGTGTTGCAATCGCCTGCTCTAGTGTCATTTTAAGTTTCTTCATTCGGTGCGCCAATGTTGCGCGCTCAATTCCCACGGCCTCCGAGACGGCGCGCAATGTTGTGAGATGACCATTCCATTCAATTTTTGCTTTAGCTTCTCGCATGCGACGTTTAGCAGTCTCTGAATGAGGCACACCAAGATTCGCTGGCTTATTTCCCATTAGGGCTAGGCTCAGGTTTTTCCTGTGCTCATCACTTTTAGCCTTGCCTATGTGTGCATTGCGAATGGCCTCCCGAGACTCTGGCGTGTGTTTGTGCCCTGGCTTGCCCTTCTTTGCCGCGCTGACCGCAGCCCTGTGAGCGGGCGAATTGACAGCGCCTTTTCGCCAAGCGTTACCCGTCTCTATGGCGATGTTGTATCCAAACTTGTCGTCGAACGATTGCCGCTTGTCGATCTCAATCTTTTCGAGCCTGTCAAGCATCCCGTAAGCAATCATCACAACGTGCACCGAGAAAGCCTCTTCGCCATGCATGTTCCATGAGCCCTGAAGCCGTCCGTTGTAGTGCTTGCCCTTGCGAAGTAGATTTCTGTGCTCAAGGTATCGGCGCAAGATGTTGCAGGACTGTCCGATATAGACTTTCCCATTGACATCATTGCGAATCATGTAGATGCCGGATGTATTGAGCAGTTTGCGGTCGATCACGATGTGGTGACTTTCACAATTTCATCGTCGCCACGGCGATAAAACTTGCCGCCCACAACTGCAAAGTCTGTTATCGGGACGTACTCTTGATTGACGCCCCTTGTGTGCGTGTCGACGTGAGCCATCAAGAATCCCATATCCCATTTTTCGGCGTTGCAGTACGAGGCATCTTTGATGTGTCCGCACCCTGTTTGAATCCAGCTGTAAGACCCAAATGTCTCGTTAAAGCAAGGAGTCACCTTGAACTTGTGGCAGTGACCATTTGTGCCGGGCAACCCGAGATTGATTCCCTCTGGGAAGTGATTTGTCACGTAGCAATCGAAGTACACCTTGTAGTTCTTGGCGACTTCTTTTTTTGCATTGGTTGCCGTGTAGGCGGCCAAATCCGACTTTGCAATGAAGTTGACTTCGTACTCTTCAAGGCCAAGCAGCTTGGCTACCGTAAATCCATGCAGGTCAGACAGAAGCACTTTCATTGCTGGGGTCGCGTCAGCAAGATGCTTGACCATGCGGTCTTCGTGGTTCCCGCTAATCCAGTCGATCTGAGCATCTGGACAGGCCTCACGCAGAGGCTCAAGAATGTGTTGGTGCACAAATTTGATCTT